ACACTGAACAGTCTGGAGAAGGTAGGATAGAAATGACTCTATCCACCCTTGGAGAAACTATGTCTGAAAGTAAACCGATGTTTGATGACTTCTGGAAAATGTGGCCTAACACTCCAAGAAAAGGGGCGAAGGCTAAATGCAAACAAGTGTGGATAAAGTCTTATTGCGACACACAAGCAGACCAAATCCTAAAACACCTTGCATGGATGAAAACCACAGAGCAATGGTTGAAGGCAAACGGGGCTTTTATTCCTGCACCTTTGGTCTACCTCAATCAACAACGATGGGATGGCGCAGAAGTGCCTGAAACGCAGATAAAACCACAAATTGACCCTACCCTAGCCAAACTAGAAAAAGACCGCCAAAACGCTATTCCCATGCCTGAACATATCAGGGAAAAATTAGCAGCAATCAGGGGTAGACAATGATTGTTTTACCAATAAAAAACGAAGAAACTGAACCTTGGTTAACAAAAAAACATTATGCTAAAAGGATGCCCCAGATAATGTTTGCATTCGGGTTATATGAAAACACCACATTGGTTGGAGTAATTACTTATGGAATTCCTGCGTCTCCATCGCTTTGCATGGGTATCTGTGGCAAAGAATATTCCGATAAGGTATTGGAGTTAAATCGAATTTGCCTAGAAGACAACAAGAAAAACCAAGCATCTTTTTTGGTTGCAAATTCAATAAAATTATTGCCAAAGCCATCAATTATTGTTTCTTACGCTGACATGGCACAAGGTCATGTCGGATATGTATATCAATCTACAAATTTTATATATACAGGCTTATCAGCTAATAGGGTTGATTGGGCAATAAAAGGACAAGAGCACAAACACTCTAAAACAATAAGTGATGGAATGACACTAGATCAAATGAAAGAACTGTATGGAGATGATTTTTACTATGTGGAACGATCCAGAAAACACCGATATATCTATTTTCATGGAAACAAAACAGAGAAAAAAATATTGAAAAACAATTTAAATTATGAAATAGAGCCATATCCTAAAGGTGATTCTGTACGATATGACTCGGGTGGCATAGTTAACAAACAGGAATTATTATTTATATGACACGCATTGAAGCAAACGATCTACTTGACGAACACAAATATGGAATCAAAGCCCATTCAATCGTTGAAGTCACAAAAGCCCTCTGGGTCACAAACGATCTCAGAGGTTTACCAATCCACACTCGCCCATTTAGTGAAGATGGCATCGCAGAGTGGATGGAAAGCACACGCATGGTACAGAGCACAGGAACTGGAACAGCATCCATTGGGAATATTCAAGGGAATCAGTCAAGACCTAATCAACAAAATGAAAACAAATAACGATTAAAGGAGTAATATTTTGGTGTACATAGGCATAGACCCGGGCGCAGTCTCAGGCGCATTGGGTGCAGTAGACCATGAGGGTAATTACCTAGAAGCATTTGACATTGAACATAAGGACAAACACATACTAGCCCTTGTCTTCAAAAGTCGAATCCTATCCATTGTTGACCCAAAGGAAGGCGCAGAGATTTGCATGGAACAGGTGCACTCAATGCCAAACCAAGGGGTTAGCAGTACTTTCACATTCGGTAGGGCAGTTGGGGTTATCAGTGCGGTTTGCGAATTGACCCGTTACCCTGTGCATTTAGTCACCCCACAACGCTGGAAAAAGCATTTCCATCTAACAGCCGACAAAAGTGAATCGCTGGACATGGCACGATACTTATGGCCTGAGTCCAAACTAAAGCGCAAAAAGGACATAAACAAAGCGGAAGCCCTACTAATTGCTGAATATTTAAGGCACACATTGCATGGAATTGAAACCAAAAAAACGATATAACCATGCACCTAAAGGCAAAAAAGGTCAGGTTATTTATTACTCTGACAAGGAAAAAGAAGCCTTAGAGCACATTGGTGGTGGTTCAATCTCTGAAGGTGCTCGGATTTCGATTCGTTGGGCGGCACACTTTTGGAGGGTTGGATTGCGCCCTGATTTTGATTTGAATCATGTTGGAATCTGTCTTTTTGTGGATGACGAACACGCTGACGAACTTTAAGGGCTTGCCAAAAGGCAAAAAATAGCTTTGCAACCGATTTAAAGGCACTTTTTAGGCGTTTTTTTGATGCGGTTGGATAGTGCAATAGGGTAAGGGCTTGGAAGGGCTAAAAAAGGGCAATAAAAAACCGCCCGAAGGCGGCTGAATGTTAGTGATTACTGACTTAATGTTCTATGTATGGTTGGCAGTCTTTCAGCCAAACATTGAATTCTGCAATTTGTTCTTCTTCAGTGGCAAACCATAAAACCTCAATTACCTCTGCAAAATCATCATCTGAATCAATTACTTCGATGCACCAAGGGAATTCAGGGTTGTATTTTTCATCATAAATTTTATGCACTTTCATTTTTAACACCTTTCATTTAGTTAATAATTACATAGTCGGGTGCATCTTCCCTCTCCAAAACAATGCACTGAAAACCACAATAATTCGTCAAAACCCCCTGTAATTGTGAAACAACTGAATCAAAATCATGAATCCAATTATCGTTATTGTTTAGGGTTGCTAAAATAGCAAAATCACCATCTTCACGAATAAAACCAATAGAAACTGTTTTCATTTTTAACACCTTTCATTTTCTGAGAATAATTTTCAAAATTAGAGCAATTGTGGCATATATCAAGGGTTTTCCCTCACTATTGATAATGCGTTATCTTTGCATTGGGTAATGATTTCAGCGGATAAGCCTTTTGACAAATCAACTGCCAATTGAACGGCTCGCTTGCTTTGTTCGTCACTGGGTGCAACTATTGCAAGAATCAATGCCTCTGTGAATGCTTGGGTTTGCGTCATTGTTCATCCTCCATTTGTGAATTTTCGGCAGTGTCACAGCAAGCAATCCAAACCAAACGGTCTAAATTAGCCTCATGATTAGCCAAATCCCCATCATCCCAAGCGCCATATTCCCGCAAAATATCAGCAAGCAATTTGGGTTTGATAGGGTTTAATTGTTCGATGATGTATGGCTGTTTTCTAAGCCATTCAACATCAGAATCACATTGTCCCGCATGAGAACAAGCAAGTGCATCATCTAGGTTTATGCCCAAATCAATGCGACCACAGCCGCTAAACCATGAAATAGTGTGGCTCATGCTGCCACCTCTTTTTCGTAATGGGCTTTGATTGCTTGGTCAATGTCATCAGCAAAATGGTCACCTCTGAAAGAGTTTTGACCAAATTCGATAACAGAATCATGTAAAAGGGCAATGTCAAAAACTGCAATCCTTGGGTTTGTTTTGTAACCGTTTGGGTCTTTTTCATCTGCAAACCGCACCGCCAACATTCGGTTAGTTTTACCGTCTTCGGTGTTGTCAAAAATGACACAATGGAAAGGTTCACCGCCTACACCGTTGCGGTGATAAGCTACTTTTAGGGGTTTTATATTCATTCTGTCACCTCATTTTCAGAAATATAGTCTTCTATTAAATGCTCTGCTATTTCGTGCCAATTGACTTCACTTAGGAAAGCGTAAGCATAATCAAGTGCTAATCCTTGTGGCGTAGTGTCTGCCAATAATTGCTCAACATATTCTTTTAAGTCATGCCCTAAATTGTAGGCTTCGTCGGGGTGAAACCTAGTCGAAAAGTCTCTAGGGTCGGCATAGTCAAATAATTCAAGTTTGACCCGCCAAGTAGCATAGTTTGTCCAACCATTGTAAGTTTTATCAGTCATTTTCAACACCTCTCAAAAACACAAGGAAAGCCCTTGTAAACCCTTGCATCGTCAAAATACAAGCCCAAGGGCACACAATGCCCAAGGGTTTGCACTCTTATAACCTTTCAATTATCAGAATGATAGCTAAGACAATTGCGGCAAAGCCGCATACACCGAGCACGATAGAATCTATTTTGTCCATGATGTTTAAACGCCCTCTATTTTGTCGCCAAAATAAGAGCGGTCACCTTCACCCATAAATCTAAAAAACAGGTCGGGAAATGCTTGCTCAATTCGGCTTTTGTTTATCTTGTCGGCTTTTTGCCAAGCCTCTGCAAGTGAACCCGCAAAGCCACCGCCATGCTTGCGCATATTGTTTGCCGCATTATGCAAAGCATTCCAACGGCAAGCCTTAACCATTTCTTCAAATTCGTGCAACATTTCAAAGCCTTTCAAAGTTTATAGAATTGGTGACAATGCACCCCAAGCCAGTCTGTCACACTGGCTCAGGCTAAACTGTTTAAACGCTATCCATTTCGCCATGGTCAGGGCAGTGAGGTGCGCCCATCTCAGTCAGCCATTTACCCGCAACTCTAACCGTGTAACCGCAATCACGGCAAACGCATTTGAGCATCCGAGTGCTTTGTTTCTTTTGAGCATTTGAAGGGATAAGGTCAGCATGAGGGTAAACACCGAGCCGAGTCAGCACGGGTTCTGCCCACTGTTTAAACGCATCGCCCGCATGAGTAGCGGTCAATTTACCCTCTAAACCGATAGCACGGGCAGTTTTACCAAATTTTGAGCCATGCCCGTCATTTGGGTGACAAGCGTGAACCAGTTCGTGCGCCAAAATATCAAGCACACGCATTGAATCGCTGATTGTGGGTGAAATGAAAATCTCAGCGTGTTTATCAGCGGATGCACGGGCTGACCAGCACTCGCCAATTCTGCGGTTTTTTGACGCAAGGGCTGATTTTGAAGGGAAACCACAAGATGCACGAACCTCTAACGGAAGGTCAACGCCATGCTGTTTAAACAGGCTACGAAGCTCTGTGGTTGCTTGTGAGAGCCACTGCTCTCTAGTCTGTGTGTGTGTCATTATCAACGCCTCTTTAAGTGACTGCCCGACTGTGGGCATTTTACTAATGCACATACCATGCCAATTTTCAGGTTTCAGCAAGTACCGCATTTAGAATGAAAGTGCTTACTAACCAAGCGCACCAAAAAGGTGTTGTTAGTAAACACTCTGCACCAAATCAGTGTTGTTAGTATTCACTCTGCACCATTTTGTCTCATATAAATAACCTATCAATAAAGTGTTATCAATAGTTTGCATGTGATTGTGCAGTGCAGTATATTTCGCATTGTGAAAGGTTCCGCATTATGGTACATCGACC